GTCTCGCCGACCTTGACCTCAGTGTGCGGCGCGTATCGCAACCTTCCATCATCGGGCAGGAAGTGCCAGGCAAGTACTCCGTCATCACGCGGCATCGATGTCCTCCTCGTCGTCGGTCGCGAAGACCATCGGGCCCTCGCGGTAGAGCGTGTGAACGTAGCGGCCATCTCGGACGACGGCCAGCTCCTCGATCTCCATCAGGTCACGCAGGCTGACCGCGGTTGCGATCAGCGAGGCGCCGGTTCGCTCGGCCAGCTCGGTCATGGTCAGCCCGTACGGCGTGTCGTACAGGAGCCGCTCAAGCCGGTGTGCGAGGCGTTGGGCGGTGTAGGCGCGCATCAGGATGCAACCTTGCCGCCGAAGTCGAGACTCGCGCCGAGCCGGCCGAGTTCCTCAAGGATGCCGGCCGCCTGATACGCCAGGTCGCGCCCGATGTCGCCGAGCTGCCGCGCGATGGCGACGGCCAGACGCAGGTCGTCATCCTCGAGCGCATCGGGCAAGTGATAGGTCGCTTGCCGAATTGGCGCCTCGTACGTGGCGATCACGTCGAGGATGCGGGCGATCTCGCAGTCGGCTTCGGCCGTCTCGTCCGAGTCGACGTACAGATCGCCGCGACGTCCGGTCGCCATCGGCAAGACAGGCACAGTCACGGAATCACCGGCCAGACGGCATAGCCGACCCAGAAGATCAGCGCCCAGATCGCGAGGCCAACGACGCAAGCTGCGGCGAGCGTCCAGACGGACAGACGGCGCTCGGGTTGCGCTTGCCCGAGCGCGTGAATCGTTGCTTCCCGAATGAGCCGATCGCGCTCTGCCTCAAGGGCTGCGGTTGGCGCGATCGTTACGACGGCATCCGACGTGACCGATCTCCCCGAAACTTGACGTTGACTACAAGGGTGAACGCTAACGTCCTATGTCCGTTTTGTCAAGGGGGCTGACGAGTCGGTGCGTTTCGTGATATTGACCGTATCACGTAGTACGTCAAGTCCCTCGCCTTGATCCGCTGACAGGTCAAGGCTGGTGCCTAGTCTATTCTTAGGCGATCGCATAGGGCGGACATGCGCAAGTTCCCATATGTCCGTTGTCCGCGTATTCGAATACACGGACACTGTATTCGAATATGAAGACATTTTCGATTGCTCCCTGGAATACGCGGACACGCGGACACATGGGAACTTGCAGGATGTCCGCGAGATCGGCCACATGAGACGCCGCGCGGTTGGCATGATCGTCTGGTCATGCACCTATCCGATCCCGCCTACCGCGAACTGCTGCACAACCTGTCGGCGTGCGACCCTGCCGACCGCCGGTATGCCGCCGGTCTTCAGCGATCTGACGAACTGGTCGCCGAGGCGGACGGCTGGCGTGCCCGTGCGGCAGGGCACTATGTCAACGGTTGCTTCGGTCGCGCGGCCACGTGCTACCGCGAGGTTGCGCAGGCGACCTACGAACTGGCAGACCTGATCGCGGCCCTGGCGAATAATCTCGAGCAGCGAGAAGATGACCCGTTGCCCGATGACCTAGCCGACAAGGTTGAGGATGAGGTCGGCTACTACACGCTGCTTGCCCGTAGCGGCAAGGTCGCATGCAGTCGGCCGGCTAGTCCACAGGAACAGTAGAGGTTATGCGGGTGCAAGTGATCGCCGGTCGTCTTTCAAAAAGTGTCGAAATGACGCAATTCGGCCCGGGAGCGCACTGATGGGCCTCTGGTCTGACGCGATTCGCCCGTATCCGTCGCCAACGACGCGTCGCCAGTCGGCGAAGGATCGCCGCAAGGCGGAACGGCACACGCAGATCGTGCCGCCGCCGAGTTTGCCCGCCGAACCGCCGTTTGCGCCGGTCGAGGTCGTCATCGATGCCACCCGGTAGGCCCCGCAGCTCGCACGACCCCAACGCGGCCAGGAATCGGGCGCTCGGCGATGTGGAACTCGCCGCGGTCGCCCCGCGGTTTCCGAACGTCGACCCTGGCTGGCTGCCGGCGACGCAGGCGGCATACGGCCGCTTTCGTCGCAGCGTGACAGCTCGCGCCTTGCGCGACGTCGATATGCCGGCGGTTCGTCGCCTGTTCAGCTATTCCGACCGCCTCGACCGGCTCCTGGCGACTTTGGACGACCCGGAGGTCGATGCTGCGGCGGCGGTGCGCCAGGTTCGGGCGTGGCAGGCCGTGATATCGAGCGTTTCGGCCGAGCTGGGCGTCGGGCCCCGCGCCCGGCAGTCTTTGGGCATCAAGACCGAGATTGTGGTCGGGAGCAGGCTAGATGCCTTCCGTGCGACGGCGGACTAAGGTTGAGCCGCGCCCCTGGCTAGTCAAGGAACCGCCGGCCAGCGAAACGGACGGATATCGCGTCATCGCGTTCGTCGAGGCGTTCTGTCGGCACACTCGCGGGCCGCGCGCCGGCAAGCCGATCGCCCTGAAGCCGTTTCAGCGGTGGCTGATCCTCGAGCTGTTCCGTGTCGATGCCGATGGCAGGCGGGTATATCGTCGCGGCCTCTGGGGCATGGCGCGGAAGAACGGCAAGTCAATGCTCGGCGCCTGCATCGCGCTCTATTGCCTCGTCGCCGACGGCGTCATGGGCGCTGAGGTCTACAGCGTGGCCGGCGACCGCGACCAGGCGCGCATTGTCTTTGACGAGGCGATGCAGATGGTTCGCCTCGAGCCGGAGCTGGCGGCGCAGATTCGTGTTCGTGAAGCGGCCTCAACGCTGCTCCACCCGGCCTCTGGGTCGATTTACCGGGCGATCGCCTCGGATAGCGCGACCGCCGAGGGTCTGAACCCGTCCTGCGTCATATTCGACGAGGTTCACGTCCAAAAGACGTCCCGACTGTGGTCGGTCATGGTGAACGGTTCCGGGACGCGCGACAAGGCTATCGTCCTCGGGATCACGACCGCCGGGGACAACCTGAACACGCTTTGCGGCCGTTTGTACAAGGCCGGCCGCGCTGGCGACGTCCCCGCGTTCCATTTCGTGTGGATTGAGCCCGCGGTGGCCGATTGTGACTGGTTGGACGAGTCCGTGTGGCTCGACGCGAACCCGGGAATGGACTTTCAGTCGATCGACGATTTCCGGGCTTCGGCGGCCGAGGCCAAGGCGCGCGGTGCCGAGAACGAGTTTCGACGCTATCGCCTCAACCAGTGGACGGGCTCAGTCGAGGCGTGGCTGCCGTATGGCGCGTGGTCGAAGCTCGCGGACCCGTCCTGTCCGATCGAGGACGGCGAGAACGTCGTACTCGGCTTCGACGGGTCGTTCAGCGGCGACAGTACGGCGCTCGTGGCCTGTACTACCGACCGGCCACTGTTCTACCTGCAGCCGGTCGAACTCTGGGAGCGCACCGACGGCGACGGCGACTGGCGCGTGCCGATTGCCGACGTCGAGGCGTCGGTCGTGGCCGCATGTAAGCGTTTCAGGGTCCGCGAGGTCGCTTGCGACCCGTTCCGCTGGCAGCGGTCGATGCAAGTGCTGCAGGACGCCGGCATTCCGATCGTCGAGTGGCCGACGACGTCCATCCCGCGCATGGTGAGGGCGACGGCGGCGTTCGCCGATCTCGTGGCGTCTGGCGAGCTGCGACACAACGGCGACGAGAATCTCGCGCGCCATCTAGCGAACTGCCGCATCCGGGCGGACGCCAAGGGGCCGCGGCTCGTCAAGGAGACGCCGATGAGCGGCAAGCGCATCGACCTGGCCGTGGCCGCGGTGATCGCGCTCGATCGCGCCCTGCAGCCGGTCGAGTCTGCCGAATACGACGGCAACATCTGGTAAGGGCATCGCGGCGGCTCCGTAGCATGGGGACATGCGAACCAAGGAGCTGTACCGATGAATCTCGTCAAGGCGCTCGACGCCGCGTTTCCGCCCTCGCCCGCCGAATGGGTCGCCGACCTGCAGTCCGTCGGTGCCAAGGTTGGGTTCGCGTACTGCCCGACGTTTGGCGGCGGTGGCTCGGGCCACTACACCGCCGCGCATGTCGAGGCTGCTGAGGCTGCTGGCATCCGTGTCGTGCCCATTGTGGTGCCCGGTGGTAGTCCGCCTTCGCCGCCGCTCTACGCCGCGGCGTGGCCGCTCGGCATGACGGGCGGGTCGATCGTCTATGACATCGCCCGGGGCGATGGCACGCCGTCCGCGGCGTGGGTCGAGCAGGCCGCCGCCGAGGGCCTGGCCGCGGACCCCGTATGGGACCCGTGGTGCTACCTGCAGCCCAACCTTCGCTCGACGTTCCCGTGGGGCAAGGAATGGGCCGCCATTCCTGGCGCCGAGCCGACCAGCCTGCCCGATGGCGCCAATGGCGTTCAGTACGGTTTCGACGTCGTCATCAACGGGCACAACTACGACGTTTCCGTGATCGACCTCGATGCGCTCGTCGCGTCGCCGTCGGCCGCGCCCGTTGCCCCGCCCGCGCCACCGGCTGTCCCGGCGCCCGCGCCGGCGCCGCCCGTTTCCCCGCCTGCGCCACCGGCTGTCCCGGCGCCCGCGCCGGCGCCAGCCGCGCCGCCCGCGTTCCGCAAGCAGATCGTCGTCCCGGGCGACACGCTGTCGCACATTGCGGCCGAGGACGGCGAATCGCTCGCCGAGGTCGAACACGACAACCCGCAGATCGCGAATCCTGACCTGATCTACCCTGGCGAGGCCGTCAACATCGAGACGTCCGCCCCCGCGACGGCGCCAGCGCCATCCGGGGCGCTCTACAGCATCAGCCACGCGGTGCCCGGCTACGTGACGGCGGCAGACGCCGCCGCCGGGCACAACAGCAACAGCACCGTTCCGCCCGGGACGTATGCGGTCTTCAACCGCGCCGATGGCATGGTGAACATCACCCGGCAGGCGGGCGTGCCGGGCTGGTGGATCAACCCGGCCTCGTAATACCGTGCTTCTGACACGCGGCGCGCCTGCGGCGAGGGAGGCCAGGAGTTCGCTCGAGAACCCCGGCATCCCGCTGAACTCGCCGCAGGCCTGGGCGTTAATAGCTGGCCAGATCAGCACGGACTCGGGGATCAACCTCTCCGAGTTCACCGCGCTGCGGTCGGCCGCCGTCTGGCGGTGCGTCCACCTGCTGTCGGGCACCGTGGCCCAGATGCCGCTCCGCGTGTGGCAGGGCAAGCGCGGCGAGGTCGAGCGCACGGCCATCGACGTGCCGTGGTCCGACAACCCAAACCCCGAGGTCCCGTGGTTCGAGTTCATGGAAACGTCCATGGCGCACGAGCTGCTCTGGGGCAATGCCTTCTGGCTGCCGGTCAATAACGGGCTCGGGCAGACGATTCAGCTCTGGTCGCTGCCGCCCTGGTCGACGTTCGTCACGCGCGATCCCTCGACAGTGCGCGGCGTCCCCGGCGCCAAGGTCTACCGCATCAACGTGGCCGAGGGGCTGATTTTGCATGACGGTGATGTCGTGCATATCCCCGGCCTCGGGTATGACGGAATCCGCGGCCTCTCCCCCGTCGCCCATTTGCGGCAGGCGTTGGGCTTGGGAATCGCCGCCGAACAGTACGGTGCCCGGCTGTTTGGGTCCGGGTCGCTGATGTCAGGCATTCTGACCAGCGACAAGAAGATGACCGAGGCGCAGGCGGACACGGCCAAGGCGCGTTGGCGCCAGAAGATGACCGGCCTGCAGAAGTCGCACGAGGTCGCGGTCCTCGACGACGGCCTCAAGTGGTCGCCGGTCGGCATCCCGCCCGAGGATGCCCAATTCCTGCAGACCCGGCAGTTTGCCGTCGCCGAGATCGCCAGAATGTACGGCGTCCCCCCACATTTGCTGTTCGAGACGGAGAAGGACACGACCTGGGGTACCGGCATTGCCGAGCAGTCCCTGGCGTTCGTGCGCTACACGCTGTCGCAGTGGCTGGCCCGGTTCGAGGGCCGCGTCACGCGCTGGCTGTGCCCGCCGAATACATATGCGGAGTTCGACACGTCCAAGATGCTCCGGGGCGATAACGCCTCCCGGTTCGCCAGCTACGCCGCCGCGATCCCGTCCGGGTGGATCACCCGCAACGAGGTCCGCGCGCTCGAGATGATGCAGCCGTCGGATGCGCCCGGCATGGACGACTTTGTGCTGCCGGTCGCCGGCATCCCGGTCGCAATGCCGCCAGGAAAGGATAAGCCTGATGTCTAAGGCCACGGATCGTGCAGCGCACAATCAGGATATGGAACAGGCCGAAGCGGAGCGCGCGCTGTTGCGGGCGGTGGCCGTCGAGCACCGTACGATTGACCCCGCGACCGCGGGCATTAGCGTCCGCCACTCGGCGCCGTCCGGCCCGGGGACGTTCGACGGGTATGCGGCCGTCTTCAATTCGCGGACGTGGATAGGCTTCGGCAGCGGTCCACAAGACGACTCGTGGGGCTTCTATGAGTCGATCGCGCCCGGTGCGTTCACCGAATGGCTTGCCGACAAGAACAACGACGTCGTCTGCCTCTTCAACCACGACATCAACCAGCTTCTCGGCCGACGCGCCAGCGGCACACTCGTGCTGGACGAGGACGGCCACGGCCTGCACGCGGTTGACACGTTCCCGAACACGCAGCTCGGCCGCGACACAGAGACGCTCGTTGAGCGCGGCGATATCACCGGCATGTCGTTCGCCTTCATCCCGACGTCCGAGACGTGGTCGACGGTCCCCGACGGCGGCGACTATCGGCAGGTCAATGCGGCCGAGTTGTATGACGTCTCCCCCGTCGTGATGCCAGCCTACCCCGACACGTCGGCCGGGATGCGGGCCGCGCAGATGGGCCGCAGGAATGGTCCGCAGGTCGTGGAGCGCGCCAAGCACACTCACCCCGCCGAGGGTGACGGCAAGGCGCTGACGCACGATCACAACAACGACGACCAGGGCCACACGCACGACGGCTACCTGCCGCTAGGCGGCCCGCGCGAGGCGGTCGATGAGCCCACCGAAGAGCGCGCCATTGAGCACGAGATTGACGGCGAGGAGCTGGACCTCTGGCTGCATCGGCTGGCCTGGCTGCACGATTGGGACTGACAGTCTGGCGCGTTGTCCGGGCGACGATAGGGTCGGCCGCAGTGACGTCCCGGCCGGCTCCCCGGGTGTCTGCCATTGCGTCCGAGGGCATCGAGCCCTTTTGCTAGCGTTACTGATATGAGTGATGCCATCGTGCGACTGACTGAGCAGCGGCTTGCCGCGTACACCGTCATGAGGGACCTGCTTGCGCTGGTCGACGCCGAGGCGCGGTCGATGACCGCTGAAGAGCGGCAGACGCTGCTCCGTGCTGAAGGCGATGTTAATCGGCTCGGCACCGAGATCGAGGATCGCAAGCGTGCCGATGGCCTGGCCGCGGCACTTGCCGCACCTGTCCCGACCCCTGGCGTGCCTTCGGGCGACCCGACCTCTGCCCGTCAGGGCGACGAGTACCGCGCCGCGTTCGGCCAGTACCTGCGCCACGGCGGAAACAGTCGCTGGGACGAGTGGGCGCAGGCACGCAACGTGCCCGTTCCTGCCGAGTTCCGCGCCGACATGGGCACCGGCGGCACCGGCGCTGCCGGCGGATACCTGATCCCGCCCGGCTTCCTGGCGAAGATCACCGAAGTCCTCAAGTGGTACGGCGGCGTCCGCCAGGTCGCGAACACCATCACGACCGCCTCGGGCCAGGGCCTCGTGTGGCCGGTCAACGACGACACTATGAACCCCGCCGTGATCATCGGCGAGAACACGGGCGTCAGCGAGACGGACCTCGCGTTCACGGAGAACAACCTTGGGGCGAAGTTCTGGACGACCGGAAGCGTGCGCATCAGCCGCGCGCTGATGCAGGACAGCGCGTTCGACCTCGAGTCCGTCATCGCCGATCGGTTCGGCAAGCGGTTCGGTCGTGGCCAGAACACCGCCTTCACCACCGGGACCGGCGTCACGGGCGGCGTGGTCGCATGCACCAACTCGAGCGTCGTGTGGAGCGGCACGAGCAACGTGCCGACGTACGCCAACCTCCTGGCCGTCATCCACTCGCTCGACGTGGCATACCGCCAGCTCCCCGGCACGTGCTGGATGATGAGCGACAGCATGCTGCAGCAAATCCAGTCCCTCACCGACAGCAACAATCGGCCGCTGTTCGTCCCCGCTGGGTCGTTCGGCTCCCTCGTGACTGGCGTCGCCACCGTCAACGGCGAGAGCCGTCCGGGTGGATCGGACAGCCTGCTCGGGTACCCGATCGTGGTCAACAACGACCTGGCCGCGTTCGCCGCGTCCGGGGGCGGCAAGCCGGCGCTCTTCGGGAACTTCAACGCCGGATACATCGTCCGTGATGTCGCCGGCGCGACCGCAGTCTTGCGCCTCGAGGAGAGGTATGCGGATACAGGCGAGGTCGGCTTCATCGGGTACGATCGCTGCGACGGCACGATCGACGACGTCAAGGCCATCGTCTACGCTCTCAACCACGCCTGATGGCTGGTTTGTCCGTTCTCGAGGCGTCCGTTGGGGTGCAGGCCGTTGCCTTCGCCTCGACCATCACCGTTGACCCGCTGGCCGGCGCCTGGGTCGTGGTCGGCACGCTGACTGGCCCGATCACCATCGCCAACCCCGTGTCGCCGGAGTTGGGCTCCGCGGCAATCCCGCTCGGCTGTCAGCTCACCTTCGACTTGACGCAGGACAGCGGCGGGTCGCGGGCGGTGTCGTGGGGCACCCTCTTCCTGCACGCGCTCTACACCGCCAGCACGGCGGCGACCTATCGCGACCTCGTCACCTTCGCATGGGATGGCAGTCACTGGGTCTTGCAGCACGTCGTCAACCACGTCGCCTGACAGGATGAGCCCCGGGCTCACGGGCGGCTCGGCCCATGGCCGGGTCGCCCGTCTCCATGTCTGGCGATCGGTAGGATGAATCCATGAGTTCGCTCTTGCGGATCACGACCGAGCAGCCGTACACGCTCACGGTCACGCTGACGCCGCAGAACAGCGAGACGCCGACCGACCCGGACGGATCGACCGTGACGATCGGCATCGTCCACGTTAACGGCACGGTGATCGTGCCGGCGGGAACCGCGACCACGCGGGCTGGCGCCGGGACCTACACCTATGCGCTGGCGACGCAGCCACTCAGCAATCTGATCGTGACGTGGTCGTACACCGTCAGCACGTTCCCCTGCACCGTCGTGCAGTACCTGGCGGTGATCCAGTCGCACTACATCGAGCTATCCGAGATTCGGGCCCTAGACGGGATCGCCAACCAGACTGCGGCGTACCCGACGGCGACCCTGGTCGCGCAGCGAGACTACGCCGAGACGCTGTTTGACTGGGCGACTGGCACGTTCTGGACGCCGCACTACGTGCGCGACACCCTCGACGGTGACCCGAACTACCGCCGCGCCTTGCAGTCGGCCGTCGAGGACGTGATCGATTATATCCCCATGAAGCGGATCGTGCTGACGCAGCCCGACCCGACGCAGCTCCTGTCGCTGACGCTGATCGCCTCCGGCGACCCCGGCGACTCAACGTCCGGGACGACGGGCGCGCAGGATGCGGTCTATCCCTTCGGCGCATCGGGCACGTCGACGTCTGTCGTCGGCCTTGTGCTGACGGACACGACCGCAAGTCGCTATCCAAACATCGACCTGGGATCGCCGATCTCCGCTGGCGGCTTTGTCGCGACCATCGTGGGCAATACGGCGACGACCTGGTCGGTTGACCAGTGGATCGACGCGATCACGGGGCTGCCGGGCCAGCCGGCAAACGTCGTCAGCTACTCGATCCCGTCGCCCCTTTCGCAGCGATACGTCCTGTATCCCTCGGGCGAGGTCGAGGCGCAGTTTGGCGTCCCGGCGTTCCCCCGCGGCATGGACAACGTGATCATCGAGTACGTCGCCGGCCGCCAGGGGATGCCGCTCGACCTCAAGCTGGCGCTTACCAAGTATGTGCGCTATCTGATCCTGAACACGAACGGACGAATCCCCGATCGCGCGACGAGCATGACCACGGAGTTCGGGACGTTCCGCGTGGGCCAGGCCGATGCCTGGGACCACCCGACGGGGCTGTCTGAGGTCGACGCGGTCCTCGAGAGATACGGGCTGCGTTCGCCCGTCTTTGCCTGACGCAATGATCTGGCTGATTGCGATCATTGCCGCCCTGGCCATGGTGGTGCAGGACGTCCTGAGCGTATTCGTCGTGCAGGCCGAGGCGCGCAATCGCGCCGTGCTGACCGGCGTCTTTGATACGGCGGCGTGGCTGGCCGTGGTCACGACGCAGGCGATTAGCATCACTGCGCTGCAGGGCCACGACTTGCGCGAGAAGGTCGTCGTGATCGTCTTCATTTCGTGCGCCAACTTCGCCGGCAGCGTGCTCGGCGTCGTCTGGGGCAAGCACTTCATCAAGGCGGCGCTGTGATGGCGGTTCTCGTTGCTGCGCCGCCGGGCGTCGAGCGCTATGGGCTGCAGGGGGATTTTGTGCTCGTCCACACACGCGATTGGGCGTCGAAGCTGATTCGCTTCGGCCAGCGCGTCCGGTTCCGAGGAGCCCGGCGGCCGTTCGCGTACTGGAATCACGCGGCGATCTTTGTGGATGGCAGCGGCAATATGGTCGAGGCGGACTGGCGGGTGTCCGTCGTTTCGATCTATGGTTACCGTCGTCTCGACTACGTTGTCGTTCGTCGCAACATGACCGACGAGGACCGCGAAAAGGCTGCTGAGTGCGCGCTCGATATGGTGGGGCACAAATACGGAATCGCGGTCATCTTCTCGGCCGTTTTGCGGCTCCTGACGAACACGCGGATCGAGTTCGGCGTTGATGGGCACCCAATCTGCAGCGCCCTGGTCGCTCGCGCCCTTGACGGGCGGCCGACCTTCATGCCGCGCGACCCGAGCCACATGCTGCCGGCGGACCTGGCCGAGATGTATGGAGTGCTGCCGGCATGAGCGCGTCCCCCACTTCCACGGCGCCGGCCTACAAGGCGGCCCTACTTGCCCTGTTGCTGGCTGACGCGAACCTGACGACGATGGCCATCCCTGGTAGCGCCACCTTGGGCGTTCAGATGACCGCCACGTGGCAGGGCGATGCCACGCAGATCGCGGCGCTCTATTACGGCAAGGTCGAGGCCAAGGTGGAAACACCGGTAATGGCTGGCCCGCGGGTCAAGCGGCAAGAGGTCTACGGCGTCGAGGTTCACATCGACGTCTGCGACGGCTCAAACGACGTCTCGCGCGCCGAGGTCACAGCCCATTCGATCATGGGCGAGCTAGACAGTCTGGTCGCGTCAAACGCGAAGATGGATGTCGGCGGCAACCCGCTGCAGTCTGGTGCGCAAGTCTTCAAGTCGGTGATCACGGGCTGGATCGAGAGGCCCTATCGCGATGACACTCGCAACGGCTGGGCGGTGTTGCTCACCGTCACAATAGAAGTCACCGCTAGGTTGGGGTAAGGTAAGGACATGAGTGGTCCGGGAACGGGTCTGCAGGCACAGTGCGCAATCGTCACTGAGGCGGCGTTCGGCACGTACCTCGCGCCGACTCGAATGATGGAGTTCGTGTCGGAGTCTATGAAGCTGTCGATCAAGCGGATCGTCAGCAAGGGACTGCGGGCGGGCCGTCTGCTCGAGGGCGTTTGGTTGCCCGGCGAGACGTCTGCGGCCGGGGACGTGACGCACGAGTTCTCGGCCGTCGGCATGGGGCTGCTCCTGCAGCACTGCATCGGCGGCACGCCCGCTAAGACGGGTTCGGCGCCGACGTTCACGTACACCTTCACCCCGGGCGATCTGCCTGTCAGCGCCACCATGCAGCTCGGTAAGCCGACCATCTCGGGCGTCGTGGAGCCGTTCTCTTACACCGGCTGCCGGGTCAACACATGGGAGCTCGCGCTTAAGGCCGGCGAATTGCTGACGCTCAAGCCGTCCTGGGTCGCGGCCAACGAGACGACGGCGCAGCCCCTGGTCACATGGACCGATCCCGGCCCGCAGCTCTTGTCGTTCGTCGGCGGGTCTGTTAGCGTGGGCGGTACGTCCGTGAACGTGGCAGACTTCTCGATCAAGGGCGACAACAAGCTCGACGCGACCCGCTTCCGCGTCGGCGCCGGGGCCAACCCGAAGCAACAGCTCGAGAACTCCTGGCGCGAGATCACCGGGACGTTCACCGCTGACTTCGAGTCGCTGACGCAGTATGCCCTTTACCAGAACGCGAGCGAGATGGCCCTGACGCTGCTCTTCAACGGAGCGGCCATCCCGAGTGGCGGCGGGTCGCTCTACAACCTGGCGATCACCACGGAGATTCGTTATGAGGGCGACACGCCGACCGTGGCGGGTCCGGCCGCACTGACGCAGCCGCTGACGTTTGCGGTCGTCGGTGACGGCGCCAGCGATGCGGCGGCGTTCTCTGCGGTCCTGACGACCTCTGACACCGCGTTCTAAGTGTCCGCGACCATCGAGGTTGAGGGCCTCAAGCCGCTCGTCAAGGCACTGCGGCAGAGCGGCACGGGGCTAAACAAGGCCATCAGGACGTGCAACCTCGCGGTCACGCAGGGGCTGGCCGAGAAGATGCGGCCGAAGGCGCCGCGCGGGACGTCGGCCGAGGGCGACAAGCACCCGGGTGCGTTGGCCGCTAGCATCCGGGGCACTGCGGCGCAGGTTCGCGGCCTGATCAAGATCGGTGGTGGCAAGATCGCATACGCGGCACCTGTCATCTTCGGATGGCCGAAGCACCACATCGAGCCGAACCCCTTCTATCAGGGCGTGCTCGACGAGGCGCACGAGACGATGGGTGCGCAGTACCTTGATGCCGTATCCAAGACCCTGCAGGAGAACGGACTCAAATGACCGCTCGTGTCGTCGACCTCGACCCGGCCAAGCTGACATGGTCAGACCTCGAGGAGATCGAGGATATGGCCGGGCACCCGATCGCCAGCGAACTGAACGGCGGCTCCATGTCAATCCGAACAGTCAAGGCGATGCTGTGTTGGGCACTCCGCCAGGACGACCCGACCATCACCATAGATACGCTGCCGGCGATCGGGGCCGTCGAGCTGAAGCTGCGCGAGGGTACGGGCCCTTTAGGTTCTCGCTGACCCCGTCGGCGGGCAGCATCGCGCCCCGACCCCTCGTAATCGCGCAGCTAGCGCGGTTCTACGGCTGCGATCCTGGCGCCTTCCTGCGCCTGCCGATGCCCTATGTCTCGGCCTGCGTGGACCTCATGGTGAATTCGGCCCCGGCATCGAGCCCATCGGGCGTTGGGTGGCCCACAGTCTGACTGCATAGAATCGGCCCCCATGCCGCCCAGGATGCCTCTCAGTGACGTCCTGGCGGCCTCTGGGGGCCGTATGCGTTAGCTGACGTGGGATCGTACCTCGGGGCGATTATTCACCGTTCTAGGCCCGTACAGCGGCGCCGTAGGGCATCGCGGGTCGTTGGGACAATGAGGGCGTGGCTACTGACGCCGTAACGATCCGCATCCTGGCAGACGCCAGTCAGGCGACGGCCGCGCTAAAGCGGACGGGCGACCAGGCCGAGGCGTCGCTAGGCGCTGACGGCCAACTCGGTACGGCGTCCAAAGAGGGCGAGGAAGGCCTGGGCAAGGTAGAGAGTGCCTCGGGCGGCCTGATGAGTGGTCTTATCAGCAATCTGGGGCCGATGGCCGCCATGGTCGGTGGTATGGCACTGGTGACCGAGGTCGGTCACGCCATATTCGACACGTTCAACGCCGACCAGTCGGCGACCGCCGCACTGAACGTCGCGATGAAGGACGCTGGCGAGAAGGTTACGCCTGCGTTTTCGAAGTCGCTCGCCGACCTGCAAGGCCATGGCGAGAGTCTGGGCTATGCGTCGGCAGATACAACGAACGCATTCGCGGCACTTACGGTTGCCGGGCTGAATACGACGCAGGCGACTAAGGCTATGCCGGCGATCTATGACCTTGCCGCGGCCAAGCATATCGGCCTGGCCGACGCTGCATCGGACGTGGTCAAGGCGATGCAGGGGCAGTCGAAGGCCCTCAAGGACTTGAACGTCACGATGCCGGCATCGCTGCCGACGACCGCGCAGCTCACGGCGGCGCAGACGGCGTATACGGCCGCAGTCGACAAGTACGGGCCCACCAGCGACCAGGCGGTCGCGGCGCACCAGAAGCTGAAGGTCATCCAGGACGCGCTTGCGGATCGGACCAAGAACGTCACCACGATCACCGGCCTCCTCGAGGCGAAGTTGGGCGGTAGTGCCGCGGCGGCGGCCGATACATTCGGGGGCAAGCTCAACGTCCTCAAGGTCACGGCCCTCGATGTTGCGGCCAAGGGCGTTGGCGACCTCGCCGGCGGCCTAAACATCCTGGCCGATGGCATCTCGCACATCATCGACTGGGTGTCGAAATGGGTGGGGAGCCTGCACGGTCTGTGGACGGTTGTTGGCCAGGTCTTTGGCGATATCAAGGGCGCCGTTAGCGACGTGGTCGGGTGGATATCCGCCAACTGGACCACGATCAGCGATGTTTTCAAGGTGGTGTGGCAGATCATCGTTGACATATTCCATGTCTACTGGGACATAATCTCGACTTACCTGCAGGTCGAGTTCGCGATCATCTCCACGGCCATCAAAGTGGCATGGGACGTCATCTCCACGATAATCGGAACGGCGATCACGGTTATAATCGGAATCGTCAAGGGCGTCGCGGCCGTGGTGGGCATCCTGACCGGCATATGGCAGACGGTGACGACCGACGTCGGGAACGTCATCTCTGGCATCGTCAACTTCTTCACCGGGCTGCCGGGCAAGATCGGCACCGCCATCACTGGCGTTGCGGGCATGATCACCGGCCCCTTCAAGGCTGCGTTCAATGCTGTTGCGGGGCTGTGGAACAACACGCTCGGGGCCGTCAGCTTTCAGGTCCCCGGGTGGATACCCGGCATCGGTGGCGACAAGTTCGGTTTCCCCAAGATTCCCACGTTCCACGATGGCGGTGTCGTCCCCGGCGCGCCGGGGTCTGAGGTCTTCGCCAGGCTGCTAGCCGGCGAGGCCGTGCTGTCGCCGAGCGCCACCCGCAGCCTTATGTCGGGCGGTGGTGCGGCGGCTGGCGCAGGCGGCGCGACCGTCTACCTGACGGCGATCACGACCTCTGACCCGAACGCGATCAGCCGGTCGGTCGTCAGCGGACTGCGGACGGGCACGCGATGACACTCGCCGCATTCCAGATGTCGTACAACGGCGTTGTGATTGGCGACGGGACCGCGTATCCCGTCACCAAGATCGTGGGGCTCGACGCGCTCCCGGACATCGCCGACACGAACGTCAACCGGATGCGTGACCAGGGCCAGTATATCGGCGCCTTCTACGCGACCAGGCGCGAGATCGTCGTCAGTCTTGAGGTCATCGACACGTCCGACGCGGCGTTCAGGGCCGACATCGAGGCGCTGACGGCGGCCACGGCCCCGCAGATCACGACCGAGCTGCCGCTGCAGTTCGTGCTCCCGGGCATGGCGCAGGTCAGCCGGCAGTCGATGTGTCGCGTCCAGAAGCGCACCCTCGACGTCGACTACCCCTATACCCGGCATTACGCGACGATGGAGCTGGACTTCTGGGCGTCGGACCCGCGGATATACGACAGCACGGTGCAGTCGGTGTCGCTGTCCCTGCCGACGGGCACGGGCGGCACGTCCTGGCCGGTGGCGTGGCCGTCGTCGTGGGGCACGGCCAGCGCGGGCGGTACGGCGGCCGTGCTGAACTCGGGCAACTTCGAGATGCGGCCGACGGTCACGTTCACCGGCCCCGTTGATAACCCGTCGATCTCGAACGATACGGCCGGGATGCATCTGACCTTCGCCCTATCGCTGCTGTCGGCGGACACCTTGACGGTCGACCTCTACAACAAGACTGTATTGCTCAACGGATCGGGCAACCGGCGCGGGACGCTGACGTCCGACAGCCAGTGGTGGTCGCTGGCGCCCGGGTCTAGCACCGTGCGGTATTCGGCCAACACCGTGCAGGTCGGCAGCACGGCGACCGTGACCTGGCGGTCGGCATGGCTTTGAGCTAATAGGATGGAAGCATGACATTGCACATCGGGTCGGTCGGCACCGCCATCCGGGCGAACACCATGGAGCCGGAGGTATTCCGGCAGTTCGCGGGGCTGCTCCTGGGTGGCAACATCGCAGGATGGCCGCAAGGACTAGCTGGCCCGACCGACATGGCTGTCGTGCAGCACGCCGCCGGGGCCAACATGTCCGTCGACGTGTCCTCGGGGCTTGTCCTGGTGGCCGGGACACAGAGCACGCCGACGCAGGGCGTGTATCACGGCTTCAACGACGCTACCGTCAACGTCACGATCGCCGCGTCGAATCCGACATATCCCCGGATCGACCTGGTCTGCGTCTCGATTCAGGACGCCTATTACGGCGGGCCAACCAGCACCGGCGTCATTCAGGCCGTTGCCGGAACGCCCGCCGCCTCGCCTACGGTGCCCACGGCCCCCGCAAACACCGTGGTCTTGGCGCACGTCTACGTCGGCGCGGGCGTCGGCTCGATCACGAACTCGAACATCAACGGCACGGCCGGTTCGGGCAATCCGGACACCGTCGCCTACATGGCGCCGATCGTGAACAACGGCATCATCGCCAAGGGGCCGCCGACCTTCACGCCAGCGTTCGCGGGATATTCGTTGCTGGACAGTCATTACGGTGTCACGTGGTGGTACGACGGGAGCAACTGGCATGCCAACGGACCAGGGCTCATCAAGGCCGAGATGTACCGCAACGCCGCCTTTACCCCACTGGGAACTGGGGTAGTTCCCTATGACACGGTGGCGTCTGACCCCTTGTCGCTCATCACGATCGCCACAGCTCGCTTTACTTGCCCCATCCCTGGAGACTACTTAGTCAGAGCGTCCCTCTCCATTGGCAGTCCTACTGCTGTCTCTTACTGGATCTTGCAGGTCAATCAGAATGGCGCCCAGGGCAAGCAGTTCGGAGAGACTGGAGACACGACAGCCTTTTACGCGGGCACG